GTGTCCATGCTAACCGGCTTGCTGATTTGCCCCACCCCTCTCTCTCAACGGGGGGGCCTGGCATAGGGGGGGCGGTCGCGTAGGGGCACTCTCTAGGGCCGTGGGCGCGTGTCTCGCGCGTTATCTTTTTGTCTTTGTGGCCTGGTAGGGGGGCGGGGGGGTAGGGGGCCTCTACGGGGCGCACGGCGGTGCCCCGGTGGGGGGTGTCTGTGTTGTGGGGGTAGGGCCGGGGGGTGTGTTTCGATTGCGCACTGTCGCGGGCCGGGGGTGTGTTGTGTCTTCACCGTTCACGGGCGTGTAGTGCCGGGGGGTGTGGTGTCTTTGTGTTGCGGACAGTGCCGCGTGTTGTGTTGTGTCACGCGCTGCCGGGCCGTCACTGTCACCCGCCGGGGGTGTCTGTCTGTCTCTCGCTGTATCCGCGCGGTGTGTTGATTATTGGGACACGGTTAGGGCGGTGTGTGTTGTGTTTGTGTTTGTCTTCCGTATCGTCAACCGTTACCGGGTAGGGGGTCGCCGTGGTAGCGGGGGACACTTAGGGGGCCGGGGTGTGTGTGATCGCTGCCGCTGCCGGGCGGTAGGTGTGTCGAACACTCTAGACACACCTAACCCCCGCGCCTAACGGTGTAGGACACGGGGGCCGGGGTGTGTGTGTTTAGTGTTTGTTTCGACTTGCTGCTATGTCTACCCGCACACTACGGGGCGGGGCGGTGCGCCATACTATGCGGGGCCGGGCGGTGCGCTTGCCAAACCATTCGCCTAGCCAAAAACCTAACGCTAGGGCGATTAAGAACACGCCTAGGATCTGGTCGCCATAGAGTGTTAGCGCGTCAATCATTGTTCACCCCCGTCCGGGTAGTTGTATTCGATCTGTAGCCATTCGGCGTAATCTTTAGCGCCTACCGTTGCCCATAGGTCGCGGGCCACATCGTGCGCTAGTTGTGTGTCGTGGGCCATATCTGCCGCGCTATCCACTAGGCATTCGGTCGCCCATTCGATTAGGCGCGCCGCGTCTACAACGCGCGGTTGCGCGTCGTCCGCTAATAGCGATTGGCCTAGCTCAACTATGCTCGCCCATAGCCCGCGTAGTTGCTGCCGGGCGTAGTCGCGTTCGCGCTGTAGGTGTAGCCGTTCGCGTGTTAGGCGAACATAGGGCGCGTCGTCGTCGTATCCCATAGGGCTAAGATCATCGCTCACGCCGTCACCCCCCGCCGCCATTCGTCACCCGACACGGGGGCGTGAACATTCCACACATAGGCGCGCCCGCCCGTCTGCTGCTCAACCGCTGTTACCGCGTGTTGTGCCGTGGGCGCTGCTAACACATAGGTTTTTAGCTCAGTGTCGCGCGGGTACTTAACCGTCACGCTGTAAACCGTATGGATCTGAGGCGCGTTCATTCGACACACCCCATAACGCCATCGCCTACTAGCTCACGCCACTTGCACTTAGGGCACGCGCCGCGATCGCCTAGGCCGTCATAGGGCACGCCGTCGCCGTCGCTCACCCCGTCGTGAATATCCACAACAATAGGCGTGTTGCACATACGGCAGAATAGCCGCGCCTGTAGCGCACTGTATAGCCAATCGGTACAACCGCGGTACACCACATAGTCGCTGTAGCCGCCGCGGACATCAGCGCCGTTGTGTGTGCTTAGTGCGATATATAGCCGGTCGTCATAGGTGAAACACACATACTGAAACACATTGTCTAAAAATGTTTCGTGGTTATAGGTGTTGTCGCCGTCGTAGTCTTCCACGCCCATACTGTCTAGCCATTCTTCTACGGTGTGGTAGCTGTTGTAATAGCCGTCGCCCGTAGGTGTGCCCGCCACATACTCGCGGAATAGTGTTGTCAGTGTTTCACTGTCGCGGGTAACACTTAAGTGCTCAACTAACACGGCGACACTGTTTAGCTCTATGCACCCGTAGTCGTCTAGCACTGTCGGCGGGGCGTTTAAAAAGTCGTCGCCCGTCATACCGGCGCGGTGCTCAAACCCGCGCCCATATGCGCCGCCACTGTCTAATATGTGTCGGCCCGTGTCTTCCGTTAGTTGCCCGGCTAGGCGGGCGGCGGTCGCGCGTTGCGCCGTCGTGTAGTCGTTTAGTTTGTGCGCGATCATTCGACACCGCCTAGGGCGTCAATCGTTAAACCGGCGTCGCGGGTCGCGTAGTAGTACCGCGCCCGCATCGTGTCGGCCCAATAGTCGCCGGGGTGTGCGGGGCATTCGGTCGCCGCATCGTCCGGGCATTCTTCCTCATCACAATAAAACCCCACATAGCGCTCAGTGTGTAGGTAGGTGTCGCCCGCTGCATCGCACACCAAACCGCTAACCGCGGTAAGTGTCGGGCGGTACTCAATAGTTAGCGCATCGCGTAACGCGCTAACCCTAACGCCGTGTTGCATTCTGTCTCCATTCGTTACTAGGCGCGGCGATCGCGCCGTGTCAATCGTAAGCACATATGCCGGGCGATTAGCGCCGCAAAAGATAACGATTAGGTAACGGTCACGCGATCACGCCCACGCGCCACGCCCCGCCCGCGCCACTCTCGCCAGACACCTATTCCCACACACCGGGGGGCGATCACACCAGGCACACACACCACACCCCCGCGGCGATCCAGACACGCGGGGCCAAGCGGTTAGGTAAGGCTACCCTAAGCCGGTAGCCGTTCAGAAAACGCACAGATTTGCTCAAAAACCATTCCCCCATAGGAACTCTCAGACCGAGTTAAACCGATTTTGACTCGACCGGCTGAAACATTCTTCCGATCTTTTTTAAAGTGTCGAATAAAAAAACTCATTGACACAGTTGCGGGGCCGCCGCCCAACATCTGCCTCACAAACAGACAAACATTCAGCGGACGACCCCGACAATAACTGCGTGTTACTTCTCTTTCTTATTGCGCAAACTAATAGCCTGCGCCATAGCCGGATAGTGCAAGTTCTCCAGCGTTCTCTTAAATGCCGTCCAATCCGCGTCCCGAGTAGGCTCAACCTGCGCTGCATAACAGTAGGAATAAGCCATAGCGACCTTATCGAAAAACTCATCGTGATCTAGGTCTTCAGTCATACGCATCTGGTGTAGCAGTACCCAGTTACTTGCTTGCACGGCTTCAGCCCACTCCTGCATACGCTTATCCTCCTCGGAAAGATTAGGGCCGACATCAAACCAGGAAACCAGTGTCTTCCAGGCGCTCATACCTCGTCCCTCCGTCCACCAACCGCGGCAAACACAACAGTCAGACACCAATACAGGATTAGTGCTGCTGCGACGACCGTACCAATCGTGACCCACTTAGTTAGTGTCCACAGTCCCAGTAGAAAACTCTTACCGGGGTGATCTTCCCAGTCAATATCCTCCGAGGGCTTCAGCATATTTACCAGGTCATTCTGCATCAGATACCCCCCCCTTTTTTTCGTATCCGGCATTTTTCAAAGCGCTTTCATTCCAAATGCGCTCACAGCGTTCACAGCAGGAGCTGCGCTCTACTAAGCCTGCAATGCGGTACAAGTCGGCGGGCGTGCCCACTTCCTCACCACAGGCAAGGCGGCTCATAAGGTCAGTCAGCCAGCGGTACTCCGCGCCTTCGACTACTAACAAATCACTCATTGTACCCCTCCACTTTTTTCTACTTCGATTTCGTCAATCAAAATGTCGTAATCCTGATCCTGCAACGCCCAATACACAGTGTGCTTCGCGTGGTCATCACTGCCGCTATACACATTCACCGTCGCATCCACACGCCGGTATCTTATTTCACTCATGGTCTCCAACTCCTACCTCTCCCCATGACATTCTTTAGGCGTCAAATACACCGGGCAATCTTGGTCATGTTCGCACATTGCCCATTCTTCATATCTTCCGCAATTGCAATAAGTGGTAAGGAAATCCTCATCGTCATCCATTTGGGCCATTTGCCATAAATCAGTCATGGTCTCCAACTCACTTCCATTCCAAATAGTGATACTCAACCGTGTGAGTGGGCTCACTCTTATGCAACTCAACCCACACCTCGGACACATACGGCTCACCCGTATCCTCATACTTAGCGCTCTTTTGAAACACCCAGCCAATCGGTTGCTCAACATCATCGTGATACATGTAACTCACGCAGCGCCCATGTTCCTTTTGGCATGCCCAAAAAAGGTCACCTCGGTTGTCATATATAGATTCATGAAATCCGCTATCACCGTAGAACACTTGACGGCCTTCACTCAGGGCCGTATATGACTCTTTGACATAGATACTCATGGTCTCCAACTCACTCCAATCACTTTTGTGTCGTAATCCCAACCGTCAACGCCGGGCCAATCGTCCCAGCCGGTCGTCTCATTCTCGAAACGCTCCTGCGCATCCTCCGGCCCGAGCGCTTCGATAGTTGCCGTGCCCTCATGCTGCTTAGGACACTTCCAACAGGTGTACTCATAATGCACAAAGTATTCACGCATTCGCCCTACTCCTTGATTTGTCCAAGCGGTAGGCGTAGAAAATCTCCTTCGCCGCGTCATATGCCCTATCTGCGACATCTTCCGGCACTGCGCCCCGCAAACCGTAATGTGCCATTAACAGTTCACATATCGTGTGCGCATTACAGTCCTCAAGGTCATCAATCACCGCCTCAACTAGGCGCGTGTCAATCGGTTCCAAGTAACTCATTCCCCATTCCTTTCTCTCTCAATCGCACAAGCAAGGTGAATACGCTCACTGTCCGAGACTTCCTCAAGTTCCTCCCAATCAGTCTCGCTCCAGTTAGCAGTATCAACAGTCACTATGCGGCCAGTGCCGTAACTACCGTCATCAGCAACCCACATCGTACTCATTCTGTTTCTTCCTTCCCAGTTATGTCATTCTCAGTCATCCACTGCAAGATACGCGCTGCACGCTCACCAGACTCAGACTCGGGTCGTGCCTGCACGATTGCTTCAGCATCTTTCCTTAGTTGCTGAAACAGGTCATCGTAGTCAAGCATTACGACTCTCCTCCAAATAAGCGTGATCAACTATGGCAAACGCCGCCTGTCGTGCCACTTCTAGCGCCTCATTCGGGAACTCCCCAAACGCGCCGCCAGCATAAATACGACCAAACGCAACCTGTATCCCGTGCATCATCTTGTCGCGCGGGTGGCTGCTCTCCAAGTCCCAATCATCAGGGCTTGCATATCGCATCGTGTTTCTCCAATCTGTGACACCCGGTGTGCCACAAACACGATTAGACACCCACAATCCCAGCCGTGTCAAGCGTATTTAGATAACGATTAGGTAACGCGCCCGATCCCGCAAAAGCGTCGAACAAATGTTCGATAACCGCTATTTTTCACCAATTTTCACACCGCCAGGGAAACTCTAGGACCGAGTTAAACCGATTTTAAAACATTGGCTTATTACCCCGAGCAGCATTACAAGACCTATGCGCTGGAGCAAGAGGCGACTCAGGATCGCCAGGAACAATATGGTCAGCCTGCATCGGGTCATACAAGTCAACAGGTCCACCGCAAATCCAACAATACTGAGCATTCTCCCGAATAATGCGGGCACGCTTCCGATAATCACCCGAGTATTGACCAGTCGCTTTCTTACGCGCAGCCTTAGGTCGATCCCACTCAGCGTCCTTTTGCCTTTGATGTGTCTCGCAGCGCGAACCATTCCGGCTCAGCTTCCCGCAGTCCAAACACGGCTGTTGAAACCTACCCACAATCCATCACCAAACCCTCAAAAAGCTCACAGAATTGCTCAATTTTTTTCTCTCAGGGAAATCTTTAGGACCGAGTATAAGCCTTCTTCTAAGTTGACATGAGAAGAGACTGAATCAGGCTTGCGTGCCTTTTTTAATGTTGTTGCCCTTCTCAGAAACGTGCAATTTATATGCGCGAGACAAAAACCTTAGGACCGAGTATTCACCACATTGTGAACACTTAAACGTGAATTAACTGTTCACAGAAACCGGAAGACCCCGCCTAGCGAATGGAGGAACTAGACGGGGCCTATAACCGGGTTAGGAATTGGAGTTACCCCAACAGTATTACACATGCCCCCCCGGTTTTCAAACCGTTGAAGCAAAAACCTTATTCACATTTTCATAATATACACGTATAGCAACTGACACTTCATCGTCGCCATCATGCGAATACTGAGCCTGCTCAGCAATCAACGCATCCACTTGACGCATACGCTCCGCATGAGTCTTCAGAATCGCCAACAACTCTTCTTCCCTATTAGTCATCATACCCCCCTTAAAGGCGTTTAATCTCTCCCTGATAGTAAACCTCTTTTTCCAACTCAAAGCAAGTGATAGCCGGTTTTGAGTCCTCACCACTAATACGGCGAAACCAACCCGAACCGTTATCCATCGTTGACGCTTGTATCCACCAACGCGACCCACCAGACGGTGCAGCACCGAGTTCCTGAATGCGAGTGTGATGGAAATGCCCCGTAACGAGGATGGTGGCGGGGGCTAAAAACTGACTACCGAAAGTTGCCTGACGCCAATGAGTCGGAACCTGATCCGGCCTCCGAGCCTGATGACCATGAATGCAACCCAAAATATGCCGACCATTATCGAACACGTCGTAGGCGAAACCCTCATCGTCAGGATGCGGAATCAGAAACGCCACATCAAGACCGACCTCAGTAGCGAGCCGACGTAACTGTTGCAGAATAACAATGCCCCAGTCGTCACGACCAGGGCGACCGACTATTTGCTTATTGTGTCGGAACTGGCAATGATTCGACGCAACTGAACCATAAGTGACAGGCGCATACTTCGCCATACGTTTAATCAAATCCCACATTAACGACGCGGCGAGATCGACCTGCTGCATGGGGCTCGCGTCATTGCTCTGGAGTTGTACCTGGTCCTGACTGTTCGACACAGACTCAATAATGTCCCCAGCGTCAATAATGACAATCTTCTCGTACTTGCCCTTACGGACAATCTGCTCAATGCGGTCATACGACGCCATGACACGTTCAATCAGTTCCTTCGTGCCACCCCGATAATCAACCTTCCCCACTTGGAAATCAGCAGGGACAACAACAAACGCTTTACCAGTGTCATGTTTCTTTACTGTCGTTTTCTTACTCTTCTTGGCTTCAGCAAACAAAGTAGGCAAGTCAATGTCAGTAACCTTCTTACGGAAATGGAAACGGTAAGCAGTCAACCATTCGCCATCCCACCGTTGCCACTGCGAAGTACGAGGCGATCCGACAATCTCATACTCGTCAGACGAATACCCACGAGCCTCAAGAAAGTCAGCAAAGTTCGGTTGCTCTAAAACACCCTCAGTCGTAGCAGTGCCCTCAGAACCATCAAATTCGACTGCTGGACGAAAGTCCCGAGGCGCATCAATCTTCTTAGCCGGTTCCAGATCCTCAAGCATCATCACTCACACAATTGCAACTCAGCCTCCGATGCCGATACAACGACTGATAACCCAAGTCAATGCCCTTTTGACGTAACGCCAGGTGCAACGCATTCGTAGACCATTTAGCCTGATCCGCCAGCGCTGCATTCAAAATGCTGGCATCGTTCGGGTCAAGGCTCTCTAATACACGACCGACCTTGCAATGGTGTGCTCCCCTACGGGGCAACAGTGAATCCAAATCCTCCAACATGAAAACTCCCCTTCCAAGTTTCAGTTAACAGTTGAAGGTTAGTTTACCTCAAAGGTTTTGACAAGTATTGACACGCCGTCTTCCCCGGCGTTTACATAATGCTTTTCACATGTTAAACGAACCAACTGTGCGTCATCCTCCCACACTTCCGCATCAGTCAAACTGTCACACACAGCCCGCACAAGCTTATCCAAATCGGGAGGTTTAATCGGCAACGGACGATCCGACTCTTTCACCGACGCAGGACGCGCAATATCAAACACCATATGTGCTTCCATCGGCCCACACTGTTTCTCCCAGTCAGCCAGCTGAATCACCTCCAACGCGGCAGACGTGACCGCTGCACGCCACGGAGCAACAAACCGAGAAGCCTCAATCATGCGACCCCCACCCACATGACGTTTACTGCCCTGCGCTGCGGGACGGCCCTGCACCCAGAAAGAAAGCTCCACCCTTCTAGTTTAGAACGGAGCGTTATCTATAGGCAGTTCCTGAATGTCCTTAAACACGTCCTCAACGACAGACTGATTCGGGCGAGTCTTCGCATTCAACTCAATCGACTCAGCACGCACATTCAAGGCGACACCCTTCGACCCATCTTTCTTGTCGAAGGTTTTAGTCTTCAAAGTGCCCTTCACAGAAACCATGTCGTTCTCAGCAAACCGAGGACCACCATCGGGACCTACAACACTGAAATAGTCGCGGCCAACCGTCTGCCACTGACCATCCTTCTTCTGCGTTTGATTGTGAGACATGTCATAGACGACACCCCAATCATATTCACGCACCTTATTCACATAACCCATGAACTCAATCTTTACAGCCACAACAACCCCTTTCCTAGGTCAACAATAGAGTTAACGACACAATAGCAACCACTACCGACACGAACCAACTAATAAGCAAAAACCTGCCCAGCTTGTTCCGCTTCGGTTTCTGATCTGCCATGACGTCAGCCATTCGCTTATACACGAATTCAAAATTAGACTCCTTCGTCCACTGCTCCCACACTTGCAACATTTCCTCAACAGTCATCCTGTCCAACAACTCATCAAACTCAGTGTCATCAAACACGTCAGACAAGCATTCAACAATGCCATTCACATGGCCGTCGCCCTCAGGGAAATAAGACAACACGTCAATATCGTGCAGGTTCTTACCCTCGAACTCTTTACCTTGAACAGTTACCTTCACCATAGTTCCTCCACATGCTGCGGATTCACACAATCCGCGTTACCGCAAATCCTCTCACCAGGTAAAAAAGGTTCCCCTTCATCGTCAACAGGTGTAACCTCATCAACGTCAAAAAAGCCACGCCACGGTTTACATTTACCCAAATCAACCGAATGAACAGTGCGGGCAGGCCGAGCACGACACGAAGCACAAAGCGCAACATTCTTCCGAGCATTCGTCGCATCCCAACGAAAGCCACACCGTTTACATTCGACAAACACTTAACCATCGTAACGCACCCGTTTTTTATTCTTGCGTGCCCACGACCAATAAATCATTTCAGATAAAAGCCACATGACAAGCACAAAGAGGACGGCTGTACCGACTAGGCCGAGAATAATGCCTGCTGCTACTTCGAGGACAGCCATTTGTTCACTTCTCTTTTCGTCAAACTAAGCATGTCAGAAATCTCTGCCGCATCCCAATTGAACTCACGATGCAACATGAGAGCACGAATCTTCGCACGCACCTCAGCATTATTTGCCTCAGCACGAGCAAACTCTAGTTCCCTTCCCAACCGAATCAGCGAGTCCCGAAACAAATTGCGAATAGACTCTTCATTCCACTCTGCAGCAATCTGGTCCAAAGTATCCGGCGTAATATCTTCCAACCTAACCTTCATACCAACGAATCCTTCCTGTAAATGTTTGCAATAGCCCACTCATGCAACTGAGTGCCATATAAGTTCCCGGCTTCAGTCATTAAACGGACAATACAATCCTGACATTTTGTAATCCGCAAATTATGTTCAGCACAAACAGGAACATGCTCCGACTTCCACGACTCCTCCGGCGATATTTGACGAGAACGCTCCTCATCATTCAACTCCGCAGCAGCAACAGCAATCTTCCCCATCACATGCCGAGGCTCCAAATACTGCACCGACGCATCACGACGAGCCAAAATCACAGCCCTACGCGCCACAGTAAACGTCACATGACCACACACATCATGCCAAGCCTGCACCGTCTCTGGCGTCACCTTACGATTATCAATAGCGGCAATCTCATCCAACAGATCCCGCATCTCACTAAGAGTCATCCTTACCCTCCATACTCCTCAACCACGCATCCAACTCCTGCTTAGAACGATCACGTTCAACCTCTTTGTAATGCTTCTTACTGTAAAAGTCAAGACCTTTCTTCAACCAATTACGAAAAGCAGCATCCCAATCCTTATACCGTTTCCCATTAGCCAAACACCAATTACGGAAAGAATCAGCCTCATCGTCAATATCTAAGACCGAATAACGCTCCTCCGAATACACAGACTCTTTCGGCTTCCAGTCGTCAGGAATTGAGTGTGCTCTCTCTTGTTTATTCTTAGTAATAGTGTTCTTTGGAGTAATAGTATTCTTAGGTGGTTCAATATCCTTGTATGGTTCAACCTTGCAAGGTTTTTGGACCACCCCCCCTGGGTCCCGCGTAGTGTAGTCAAAACCTGCCAAGTAGCCCTTTTCATCATGCTGTTGCGTTTCAGATCGTTGCAAATAGCCATACTTCATTAACTCGTCCAACATGCGCTTAACTTTCGTCCTGCCGATCTGATTGCGCTCAGCAATAGACTTAATCGATAAACGCCAACCCGGTGTGTGACTCATCAACTCAGCAAGCAGCCCACGAGCCTCAAACGACAAACGCTTGTCCCGCAGCCACACATTCGGTATTTGCGCAAACTGTTCATCAAAATCGTGATGACCTCTAATAAGAGCCATTAGCACCCCCAGACAGTACGTCAGAACCTAAATGACGAATCATATACACCTCATACGCTTCCTTAGCAACCCGATCACGGGCACCATGCGTATAACGACCGAAATGAAAATACAACAACCGAATGTTGTTCTTCAGTTGCTCCCTCGAATGCTGATAATCAACCCTCGAAGAGGTCCGGTAACTGTAATCTAAACGCTCGTCCTTCATCTAAAATAAACTTCCTTTTCTTCCCATCAGGCTCAAGCACCCACCAAACGCCCGTAGGACGGTCATAGACGGGCGATTCCACCCGTTGCCACCCAAACAGCTTGTGACCCCACATGCGGGCCTCCTGAGCGCTCTGAGCGTGTCTCTCAATCACATCATTCCACTGCCAGCAGATTAAAATCAAATTCTCTGCCGTATCAAGCTTCTTCGACCCACCCATGCCACGGTTAATACGATGATGCAAAACCAACTCATCCGTTGTCCCGCAATGCCAACAATGCGCATCGCGATCCTGGATAAGCTTCCGCAGCTTAGGGGGCACAGCCATTAAAGACGCATTTCTGCTTGCATCATCTTTGCCCGAGTAGCAACAGACATAATCTCCTGCTCAATACTCCGCATCTTCGTCTTCACACGATTCACTTGGGCCTTAGCAATATCACGGTCATACCGTGCATCAGCAGCCTCAAGACGCGCCAAAGCCTGACGATCCGCAACAGTACCCTGCGCTTCAAGAAACGCCTGCGCCTCAGTTAAATCAAGAGTGCGCTCGCATTGAGCAAGACGCTCCTCCGCTTCATACAGAGCGTCAATCCCCTTCTTATTGAGCCGAGTCAGTTCCTCCAGCTCGCTCATAATCTGCGACGGCAACATTCAAAGCCTCCATACGTTCCAAGGCCACAGCACGCCAAAAATCAGCCGTCTCACTCTTGTGAGTCACCGCCTCCGTGTACGCCTCCAGCACTTCCTTCGCTGACGCCCGCATCACCGGCAAGTTCTTCTGCACGTTGCTTTACCGCCTTCAACACATCATCAGGAGCATTATTGCTCTTCGCCTGTTGCCATAACAAGCGTAAACGGTCCACATCCGTCTCCTCCGACGCGGCTTTAATATAATCAGTCGGCACCTTACGCATCTCCTCCAACGAAGCACGCTTCTTATTACCCGTTAAACCAATGTTCGCAAGGGCACGACCAATCGCACTTGTCTCTGCTACTTCAGCACTAAAATCCTGCGACCCAGACTTCTTAAACTCAGTCGCCCAACCAGTAGCCATAGGAGCATTCAAATCCTGCTCCCCAACATCCTTATAAATAGCAGCACGAAACACCCACACGTCAGTGTTAGACATTTCCGTATCCAAACAAGTAATAATGCGCCCATCAGGGAATTTCTGATAAAACACAGCAATACGCTCTTCAACCATCGCGTATTCAGACGGATTAAACCCAGCCATTACACTACCTCCACAATCGCAATCCAAGCCAAAATACTGACAATCAAACACAAAGAAACAGCCACCGTCCAAAGTGACTTTTCCCAATTAGTCATTTCTTCCCCTTTATCACTAGCCAAGGAACACCATTCCCGCGAGCCTGACGTTGCGCAACAACAATCCGCTCCGCCTGATGATCCATAACGTAACCATATTTAGCCGAACCCATAAAGTCAAGAACTTTCGACTTCACCTCATTCAAATCAGCCTCAGCCGACTGTAACGCCTCATGCGCCTGCAACAACTCCCAACCCAAATCCTTCAACCACACCGATTCATCATCAATATCAGGATGCATATAACGCATCGCCTCATACGTTGCCTTAGACCCATCCCATTCAGGACGCTTCTGCTCCTGCAAATGCTCCCAAAACCGCCACGCAGCAGCCCTCTGAGCATCAGCCTGAAACTGAGAAAACTCAACCCAAGACTCATGCCAATCCCAACCCACAACACCAATCAACACAGCACGCTTCACACCCAACACATCCATGTAATGCTGCACCTGAGCTTCATAATGCGGAGGAACCTCACGCCACGACCCACGAGACGTCTTCACCTCAGCAACGATCCACTCACCCGTTTCACGATGCTGAGCCAAACCATCAGGATTAGCCGTTAAAAACCCATCCACGTCAATATAAGTGCCAGTACGATACACATCCCACTCAGGATTATCCTGCGCCCACAAACCGAGTATCGGCTCCTCAAAAGCATTCCCAAACCGAATCGACCAACCCGTCAACTCCGGGTCAGGAATCTGCCCAGTGCGTTTCGCCCACAAAGCAAAAGCCGACTCCCAAGGATTCAAACCACAAATAGTCCCAATCTCAGAACCACCAATACCCTGCTGACGTGCAGCCTTCCACTCGTCAGATCCAGACTCGTAAACACCAAGCAACTTGGCATCATTAAATGTCTCCGGCGCAAAAGTTGTAAAAGTCATTTCATTCGTCATAAGCTCAGACTATGCGCAACTACCGACAAGCACAAGCAGAACTTATGCACGCCATCGAAAAAGAACAAGTAGTTCCCTGTCAAGAACTACCCGACGTGTTCTTCCCTGAAGACTGGCCTGACGCACAAATGCGCAAACGAGCCACACAAGTAGCAAAAAACCTTTGCGACAGTTGCCCAATCAAGTTCCAATGCTTACAAGCAGCCCTAGAAAACCAAGAAGGCTACGGTATTTGGGGCGGGCTCACCCCTAAAGAACGCGGCAACGTCGGCAGATAAGAAAAACCCCCGCCGAAGCGGGGGCTTAACCGAATTAACCTACTCGCAGGACTCGCAAATCGTAGCCTCAGCAGGGTCAACTGGCACTTGGTAAGAACATGATCCAGACATGTCACTCCAATCAGGTAGAAGGAAAAGGGGAACTTCTAGTGTAAGCCCGAACCGAATCCGTCAACCAAAGATTGAAGTTACTTGTCTTCGTCCTTCTCAACCTCAACAGCGATCTTAAACACACTGTCAGGAGTCACATTCGTCAACGCCATCCCACCAGCACCGACACCCAGCACTGCTGCAAGGACATTCAGAATCAACTGAGCCATATCGCCAGTAACAAGACCAACAGCTATCAAGAGTGGCACTGCTGCCACAGCAACCTTGTACAGCCATGCTCGCCTCTCAGCATTCCACCAACGTGCAATCTCGAACTCATCCATCAGGATTCACCTCATCATCTCCGGGAGGAACCATTTCCCCCTGCCATTTGTCATCGAGTGTCGCCATCGCCTGATAGAAAGCGACCACGCCACTAATCAGCGTAACACCGCCATAAACCAGTTCGCCGGTGAACTTATCGGCAAACAAACCAAACGCACCAGACACAATCATCGCCGCCCCGAAGAACACGACACCGATAATGATTCGGCGACGTATCCGCCACCTATCCGACACTGACAGACACCACACCCAACAGGGCACCCATTAATCCGAGGGCACCGAAAATCCAACCAGCCTTCTGCTCCAGTTTCCGGAGTCGAACCTCGTGGTCCTCCACTTTGGTTTCCGTATCCGGCAAACTATTGGCCAACCGTTCCACGAGTTTCGCCAGTCGGACTAGTTCGTTATAGAGTTCGCGTGTCGTAATCCGCACTCCGTTCGTCTGGTTATCGTCGCTCATCAGCGGCCTGCCATAAACATGTTCACTGCCTGCTGGTCCTGCGCCCTGAGAATCCCTGAAATGCCGTATTGGGGCATTCGCACCCGAACCCGTCTGGGAGGCTGTGAGACGGGCTGTGAGGACTCGTTAGCGTACTCCTGTCCGAGAATAGTCTCCGGGTCGAAATCCGTCCCCCACTGTCGGCTGCGCCTTGTTTCCCAGTGGAGATGTACGCCCGTACTGGCACCAGTCGTGCCCGTCTGACCAATCACTTCACCACGCTTCACCCGAGTCCCCACCAACAAATGAGACGGTTCCCGAAGGTGATAGTAGACAGTCCACACACGCGGATTCTCGTGGCGAATAATCAACGTGTATCCGCCACCAGTGCGTTTGTTTAAATCCGCACCCTTATGGACGACAGTCCCATCCGCCGGAGCATATATAGATCCGTGATAGGCGACATCGACACCACGATGATGTTTCCGTTTCCCGGTAATCGGGTGGGTTCTCATCCCCCAGGGGCTTCTAATCGACTCCCCACGAGGCCACGGGCGAGCCAACATTATTCACTGACCACCCATTCACCCACAGACTCGTCCCAGGTGTAATCCTGCCCGTCATCCGGCATATCCACCGGGGCAACCCACAGGCAAGTCGTCTCGTCCAACACCCAAGACTCAAACGGCTTAGGCGGAATAAACGCGTCCCGGCCCTCGTCATAGGTGTAGCCGATACCGGCATAGTTACAGCGCAAGGCTTTGCTTTGGTCCTCAGACGGTTCACCCGTCGCCGGGTCATAGTGGACACCGCCCCGAGTGTTATAGCTAGTTTGCTTATACACGTCGCCAGTACGCGCGGTTAGCTCGGCCTCTTTACCGTCGTCCTCTTGACGACCAACAGTTACAAAAGTCACGAGGTTATTTTCGTCTAGTTTTGCAAAGTGAGCCATTAGCCTATTGTCACCGTTTCGCTAGTAGTCGAGGTTGCTGTAACCGTGTAAACATCGTTTAAGCCGACAGTCGCCGAGGTTTGTGTTACACCGGCAGAGAATGAGACCGTTGCGCCCTTAGGGACGGCAAAAATAACAACGCCAGAACCGCCGTTTCCACCATCACCGCCAGCACTACCAGCGCCAGCACCACCACCCGTATTAACAGAACCATTATCTCCAGGTGTGAGGTTGGAGGTCGCGGCGTCACCGCCGCCTCCAGTCCCACCTGAACCGGCAGACGTGCCCCCAAAGCTATATCCACCACCGCCACCACCACCGGCGCGGGTCACGCTCGAGCCGGTTATAGAGGAACTTACACCGTTCCCACCGTCTCCCCCGGCAGTTGTATTGTCGCCGTTGCCACCGACAGCGCTAGCACCACCGCCACCACCACCGGCATTTTGTCCACTCGTATTCTGAGCGTCAGAGTTACCACCGGCAAAACCCTGGTTAGCCGTTGGCGAACCACCGGCAGCATTGTTACGTAGACCACCACCACCGCCCGATCCGCCATCGGCTCCGGGCGTATTGGTTGCCGAACCGCCACCACCACCGCCGTCGCTTGTAATGGCACCAAAAACGGAATCTTGTCCGTTAGAGCCTTTAGCCGACTGAGAAGAAGAACCAGCGCCACCCGCACCAACGGTAATAGTATAAGTAGCCGAACCCAACTGGGCTATAGCAGACTCGGCAGAGGCACCACCACCCGACGACTCTCCAGAAACGCTCGAGCGATAACCGCCAGCACCTCCACCACCACCGACATCGTTACCCCCACCGCCGCCACCGGCAATAACGATAGACTCAATAGCCGCCTGAAATACGCCCGCGCTCATAGTGGCGTATCGAGTTTGTTCCGTCAGGGTAGACGTAGACAATCTGCGGATAGACAAGAAAGCCCCCTAAACGTCGATTTCAGCACCGAACAGGTTGAAACTGAGCAAGTCAGCCGCACCCGCCGCCACCGTCACAACATCCGTCGCCTCCAACGCCATACCAAGAGTAAGCGTCGTCGAATCATTCGCGGCCACCGGAACCTCTTTAGCAATATAGTGTTTGTCGGCTAGGGTGTCCCCATCCTCACGCAAAGCAATGTTAAACGTAGTCGCAGCAGTACCGATATTCGCCACAATCATCGTGCTGATAATCGTCTCAGTACTAGCGGGCACTGTGTAAATGTCCGTGTCCGACGTAGTGGTCATGTGAGCCTGACCCAGAATCTTGTACGAAGTAGCCATTAGTTGTCCTTAGCCTCCCATAAGCAAAAGCGAGTTCTCAAAACCACCAGCACCACCAGCGGAAAAGTCCTGCCATGCAGCACCATCATAGTATTGCAAAGTGTTCGTTGAAGTAAGAAACGCAAACTGTCCATGCGTCGCCGTCGCAACCGCAGCATCACGAGCAGTCCCATTCGTAAACGTCGCAATCGCCTGCTCCGCCAAATAATCATTCACATCAGCGGCAGTCAAAATCTCGTTAACTGCAAAAACTTTAAACGGCATCTACTGTCCTTACCAGCTCAACGTACCAACATCTAGTTTACCGAACACAGCGTCATCCAACACTATCGGCTGATAACGCAACTCCTCCAAACCAAACGTCACCGTATGAAAATTAGGAGTCAACGTATGATCAATACGAATAATCTGACCATACTGTGCAATCGAATCACCGATATTGTTCGGCGTAAACTCCATCAACACAACATCGCCAATCTCAAGACCGAGTACCGTATTCTGATCCGACAAACTCGCCTTATGCAACTGCACATCAAAAGCATCAACCCGATACTCCGGCTCAGAAAACAAACTAGCAAGACCAACAGCCACCGGAACCAACTGAGCATCAGTCGCAGCCTGCGAATCCTCAATAGTTAAATCATTCAACCCATAACTATTCACCGACACCTGATCGGTCGCCGTCACAGTGCCACCCGTATAACGGTTAATAATCACCTGGTTAAACAACAACTCCGAACCATAAATAACGCGCAAATTATCAAACGCAATACCACCAGTACCAAACGTCACCAAATCAGCAGACGTCGGCGCAGTCTGCCTATTACGGAAAACAAGCTTCCCATCCTTCGACATGAAAAAACTACCCGGCTCAGACAAAGAAATGTTTTGCAAATACTCCAAAACACTCGTCTCAGACTCAACCTGATAAGCACCCATCAACTCCGCAGAAGACTCAATATCCCGCAACGACGAAGGCCACTGCACCTCATCACGGTCAAGAATCGTATTAATACGAGAATCAGCAGTCTCCTCAGACGGAGTGAACTGAGGCAACACACGACGGTTCAAATTAGAAATCGACTCAACACCCTTAATCGCCGCAGTCGAATCCCCATCATTCGTATAAGACAAATCCCAATCCTCAGCCAACCCCGTAAAAGTACGCTCATCATTCACACTGACACGCACCTCAACCTGCGGCACAATCGCACCAGCAAACGGAGAAGCCGAATACAACGGGTCAAAAGCCCTATCGTGATTATTCAACTCAATATCAAGCTGACCAGCAGGAAACGTAGTAAACGTTTGCGCCCGACCACGACCCATATCAATCGACCGAACACGATCCGTCACATCATAAAACAACACACCACCGAGTCTGTACTCAGTATTATCCAACCGACCCTGCACATTGTCATCCAAACGGAAAAACGGTGCAGCAGGCTGATCAGTTAAATCAAAACCAACCTCAACCTTCGGCGTCGTCATCGCCATTAGACGACCGTCAACTTCCTACGCTGATAAGAATCCTGCAACCGTCCAGTGTTCTTCGTCGAATAGTTAGAAATTGTCTTAGCAATAGACGCACCATCAGAACGCGACCCAGCATTCACCACAAACGTATTACCGCCGCCCTGCGCACCGAAAGTAGCCACACCAGTAGGCACAGGCACAAGCTCATTAGTCGCTCGCATGACAGACGGATTCATCGCCTCAAGCCCATTCACAAGACCCTGACCGACATCCATACCAATGTCTTCAAACACTTTAGACGGAGAGCTAGTTTTCAACTCAACTTTGAAAATGCCCTTAAGACCCTCAATTGCGTCTCTAGCCCAAGATTTAACTTTTTCCCACTGGGTCTTCAAACCACCGAGGAAACCACCATTCCCATCCTCGCCAGTCAACATGTCCCTGGCAAGGTCTTTAAACCAATCCTTAAGAAGCTTAAACGGACTCTTAAACTCTCCTTCTTCATCAAAGAAAGTCTCTTGGAACCAAGTCTTTAGAACCTCCCAACGATCCTCCCAACCTTCTTTGAACTTCGTACCCATTTCAATAGCGCGAGTCTTCAAATCCTCACCAAGAATGGTCAAATCCTCATTAGTGTCCT